ACTTATGTACCAACTAAGATGTCAATGACAATCAACTTATTACCAATAGTAAGCAGGAAGATGGCAAGTCAACAGTTTAGTCTGAAAGAATATGCAAATGGCAATCTAATTAAGAAGGGAATGTGGTAATGGCAGTATCTTATGGATCAAACAGTATGTACTTTGATACGCCTGTTATAGAAAATCAGTATCTTGGAGTAATGGTGGATCGACCTATACCAAAACTAATTGATGATTTAAGTATGACTATAAATGCGACATACAATCTACGTCCTGATCTACTAGCGTTTGACCTATACGGAGATCCAAGTCTTTGGTGGGTGTTTGCTCAGCGTAACCCAAATCAATTACAAGATCCTTTGTTTGATTTTGTCACAGGCACAACAATTTACCTCCCACAAGAGTCGACATTAAAAACAGTATTAGGAATCTAATATGACAAGTCCGGCAGAACTAAATGCAGCCAGATTAACTCAACAACTTGAGATAAACAGGCAGAAAATTGCAGTAAAGGCTCTACAAGCAAAAGCTCGCAACGGAGCAAAGTGGGATAACATTAGAGACGACTGGAATACTAGTGACGAAAGTATTAAAACAACTAGAAGCACACTGACAAATCTAAATGGACAAAACGAAGGACTAAAAAATCAAACAGGCTATGTTAGTACTAAGGTAAAACTAACAACAAATATAGTTGAAACAAACGTACTAACAACCGACTTAATTGAAGTGCGTAAGGTCACCCAATCAACAGAAAACACAACGCAGGTTTTAAATAATTTACCCAGAGACAGTGCAGGAGCTATAGTACAAAATGAGGCTATTGCATCTGTAACTAATGCTCGGTTTACAACACCTATTGATGGCAACAACCAATTCTTTGACGATACTACACAATCTGTAAAACCTGTTGTTGCTAGTTTAAACAAACCGACAAATGCAAGACTCTCTAGTCTTAGTGGCTTAGAAGATCAACAACTTGGAGATGTCAAAGGTTCAGGATCCACTAGCACAGTTGGCGGAGCAAATGCCGTACGTGAAACTACTGCCACACAAGCTGGAGCACAAGGTGGAGCACAAGGTTCACTGAATCGTGCAACTGATGATGATTCAACAAACATACAACGCAACAGTGTAGGAAACGCAAGTCAAGTTGTAGAAGGCAGAGCCGCAGTGGCAGCTGAATTTGCAGAAAAAATTATACCTACAGACAACCCGTTATTGGGTCTTGCAAGTCAGACATATTCACTTTCTATCTATCTTATGAATAGCGACGAATACAAAATGCTTCTTGGGTCTGATAAAAAAATATTACCTTCTACAGAATTAATATTACAAAGTGGCGGAGCTCCGGTCGGTCAGCGTAATAAGTTTTTTGACGTTGATTTTTTTATAGATAATCTTAATTTGGATTCCGTAATAAACAGCCAAGGCACTAGCAGTCCTCATAATGCAGTGAAGTTTGACTTTAATATTTTAGAACCTTCGGGAATAACATTTTTAGAGAGATTAAGACAAGCAGTATGGGAACACACTGGTGATAAAGGACAAACCATTAATGGTCAAAACTATCTATTAGTAATACGGTTTTTTGGCTACGACGATCAAGGTAACTTGGTATCAAATGATAGTAAGATAGAGGAAACTTCTGATCCAAACGCATTGGTTGAAAAGTTTATACCTTTTCAAATATCGCACTTAAATTATAAGATTACATCTGAAATGGTAACATATAATGTAAAAGCAGTTGTACCACAAGAAAATGTAGGCTATAGTACTGCCAGAGGAACAATTCCTTTTAATTTTCAACTGAATGCACCAGATGTACAAACATTGTTAAACGGATCAACTGTTACCACGGCAAGCACTGCGTCTCAATTCGCAGGCGGGCCTCCTAATCAAAATAAAAAAATAGAAGCTGGACCGGCTACTGTGAGTCAAGGATTAACTAACGCACTGAACAAACATCAAGACGACTTGGTGGCAAAAAAGGGTTATAGTATTCCAGATAGATACATAATTGAACTTGAAGATGTTGCCGGGCTTAAAGATGCTAAGATGCGTAAGCAAGGTGAAGTAGATAAACGATTCACGGACATGCAAACAAGCAGTAACCCAAATGAAAAGTTTAATCAAAAAAAACAAAACTTTAAGCCTGACTCCAGAAACTTTAGTATCTCGGCTGGAACTCAGATTGTCCAACTAATTGACCAAGTAATGAAGAATAGTACATATATTACAGCTCAACAAACAGTTGCATTTGATGAAATTACAAAAAAACAGATACAAAATCCGCCTGTGAAAACAGTACAGTGGTATAAGGTCACACAAACTTGCACACCGTTGGAATACGATATTGATCGAGGCGACTATGCTTATGAAATTAAATATTTGATAAGCAGATATCAAATTAATACTCCAAGGTCACCATATTTTCCTCCGGCAATGTATAGAGGTGTACACAAGTTATATAACTATTGGTTTACTGGGGAAAACACTGAAGTAATAAACTTTGAGATTGACGTAAATTCAAACTATCTACAACCTATTGGCATTGATGGTATCGGCAGCCAAGTAAACAGTAATGCACGTTTTGCAGAAAAGAAGTTTTTCCAATCTTCTTCAGAAGAAAGTACACAAGGCGGTGCAGGTGAAAGTACAGTACCAGCGGCACAACTTGCGTCACGATTGTACTCGACGGCAGATGTAGCAAAGTGCTCGATTGAAATTGTTGGAGATCCTGACTTTCTCACCCAAAGCGAATTGTTTTATAACACAGAAATAAATCTTAGTCCTTTTGAAGCCGATGGAAGTGTAAACTCGAGAGCAAGTGAGGTGCTAATTGAAATAAGATTTAATCGCCCTGTCGATTACAATTTAGCAACTGGGCTAACACCAGTCTTTGCAAACAATCTTGAAAAAAGTGGAATTACAGGTGAGCTTAATTTACCCGAAGAATCCTTAGTATTTAATATTGTTAAGTGCAGGAGTACGTTCAAAGGCGGAAAGTTTACACAGACATTAGAAGGCACTGCTAGAGATTTTGATACTGCGGTTGATAGCCCAAAACAAAAGAAAGCAGAAACAAATGAAGTTGAAAAAGTTCCAACACCTGTTGCTCGACCAAGTGGCGTGCGTAGCACAAAGAAAGAGCCCGCACCAACATACGATGATGCAATACAACGTAGAGCAAGAGGACTAGGAGTTGCAAATAATTCAGCACCAACAGGTGTTAATCAAAGACCAGATTATATTACAGGTGGTACAAGACCAAGTGGGCCGACTCCTATCGAAAATCAAGGTAGTAAAGTTGTTCCGACTCAAACCTATGACGATGCAATTATGCGTAATCAAAGAATTTCTACACTGACAAATAGTAGCACTAATTACGTAGACCCTATTATAAACAAAGGGAACTGGCAACCGCAAGTTAATCCGAAACCTGGAGCAACTGTAGTAAGTGACGATGCAGGTGGCAAAGGATTTCAAGGATCGTTGTTGAAAAAGAAAACCCAACGTGCTTTAGAAAGATCCAAGGCAAGAGTGAACAATGGTGCAACCGTAACTGGTAACAGAGGCGGCGGAACTAATTCAAGCGCCTTTAGACAGTAAGGAATATAAATGGCAGAAAACTATAGTAGAAGTGTAGGTACACCTAGAGCATTTAAAGCTGACAAAGGCGGAATGCCGGCAGAAAGCGGTCCGTTTATTGGAGAAATTACAAACAATGTTGATCCAACACGGTCAGGCAGGGTCCAAGTTTATATTGAATATATTGCCGGACCAGATAAAAATAACAAAGACTTATGGCGTACTGTTAGTTACATAACTCCATTTTATGGAACAACACAACAGAGTGCACCTCAACCAACTGGTCCAGGAAGTTTTACCGGAAATAATCAATCATACGGCTTTTGGGGAAGTGCTCCGGATCTTGGAACAAAAGTAATTTGTTTCTTTGTAGATGGCGACCCGAGTATGGGTTACTATATTGGTATGCCTATTCAGCCAGGACTTAATCACATGCTACCTGCTATTGGTTCGAGTGAAGAATATGTCGACGATAGTAATAGTCCATTATTTGCAGGTAAAAAGAAACTACCTGTAGTTGAAATTAATAATGCTAATCCTGCTATTGCAGAAAATCCAAGATTTTTTGATCAACCTAAACCAGTTCATAGTGTCCTTGCAGGGCAAATGCTTTCGCAAGGAGTAATAGCAGATCCTCTTCTCGGCCCAATCAGTTCAAATAGTCAAAGAGAGTCACCGAGTGCCTGTTTTGGTATAAGCACACCAGGAAGGCCTATATACTCGGGCGGCTTAACTTCTGCACAGTTTCAGGCTGCAGTTGCGGCAAATAGTTTACAAGCAAATCAAGCCAGTATAATTGGTCGACGAGGTGGACACAGTTTAGTAATGGATGATGGCGACCAAGAAGGAGAAGATAACTTAGTTAGGTTTAGAACAAGCGGCGGACATCAGATAATGATGAACGATAGTGAACTTGAACCTACAATACATATAATGCATTCAAATGGGCAAACATGGATAGAACTAGGTAAAGAAGGAACAATTGATGTTTACTCCTCAAACAGTTTAAATATCAGAAGTGCTGGCGAAATAAACATGCACGCCGATAGAAATATAAATTTTAACAGTGAAAACGGTAGTATAAACATGCATGCCAAAACGGCAATGAGTTTAGAAAGTGCTAGTCTTTCATTGACAGGTACAAATAGTTTACTAGCATATAGTAAAAGCATGATTGGTTTAAAAAGTGACAGTGCATTAATGCTTAAAAGTAATACTGGTTCATGGGGTGGAGGGTCAGGACTTACATTAGAAGCTGGTTGTATTAAACTCAATAGCGGTGCTGCAGGTGATGTACCAAAAGCACAAGAAATACCAAAACGTAGACTACCAGATACAAAATTTGATGCAAGTCAAGGCTGGATACCAGAGCCGGCTGCAATAGAAACTATCGTTACTCGAGCTCCAACACATGAACCGTACGCTGAGCGTGGCACAGGAGTAAACACAACTACTAACTTATCAAGTGCTAGTGCAAATGAGGTGCCTTTAGATACAAAAACACAAGAAGCAGTTGATAAAACTACAACAACTGAAATTACAAAAATTGAAAAAGGTGACTACGAAGCACAAAACTCAGCAACAAGTAATGTTGGCAAGATTGCTCCAACAAAAGTTACTGGTATGTTAGCACAATCAAGTAAACTTGTGCCACAAAAGTTTAATGAAATATCAAACACAGTTGGTGTTGGCAAATTTGGATTTAGTGCACCTGAACTAGAGGACGCTGGTTTCTTAAAGCCGGGTACTGCTGATTTCTTCCTTAAAGATGCTACCTCTGATCTAAACACTGTACTAAGCAGTTCAAGTGTGTGGAGCGGAAATCAAGGCATAAACGGCGTTAGTGACTTTTTAAATAATGAAGCAATACAAGACTTAACTAAAACAGATTTGTTTACAAAAGGCTTGAACGGTTTACAAAATGCAGGCATAGTGACTGGTTTAGAAAATGAGGCAGACTTAGCAGGACTGGTAAGTGGTGCTAGTAAATTTGGAGTTGATGCAGTAAAAAAATGGACCCAAGGCAGTGCAATACTAGGTCAAACTTTTAACGGAGCTCTAAGCGGAAACATAACTGCAGGACAAATGAATGAACTGGTTAAAGGCGGGCAGTATGCAGTGAATCTTACAACACAAAAGATTAGCAGCGAAATACAAGGATTTACTACAGGCCTAACCGGAACTACAGGAACGGTAATACGTAGCGATATTGATACAGCTGTGCAAACTGTAATTGCCAGTCAAAAAGTCACAGGAATAGAAACATAAATACAGTATGACAACAGTAATCGGATATAGCTCAGTAGGTAGATATAAAAATTATACACTAACTGATTTTGAACTTATCAAGGCTGACTTGCTAAATGCACTTAACATTAGGCAAGGAGAAGTGGCAGGTAGACCAGACGTAGGAACGTCAATGTGGAGTCTTATGTTTGAACCTACAAACGCTCAAACATCTAAAGCAATCATTACAGAATTACAACGTGTTGTGGCACAAGATCCGAGAATACAAATATCTGATATAAATGTGTATGCACAAGAAAATGGGTTTTTATGTGAACTTGAAGTCCAAACAATCGCAGGACAAGACTCAGATAGCTTACGTGTGTTTTTTGACAATCAACAACAACGAGCCTCTTTCTCAGACGTATAGTATAAACTACGTACTTAATTCTTATCATAAATACTAGGTAAGGAAACACACATGGCTAAAACAACAAGACAAACTAGTATATTTGGCGTTGAGGATTGGAAAAGAATTTACCAAACTTACCGCGAAGCCGACTTTCAGAGTTATGACTTTGAAACACTGCGTAAGAGCTTTATAGACTACATTCGTTTATATTATCCAGAAAGTTTCAATGATTACATTGAGTCAAGTGAATTTATTGCACTGCTGGATGTCATGGCATTTATGGGACAAGCAGGTAGTTTTCGAAACGATCTAAACACAAGAGAAAACTTCATTGACACTGCTGAAAGACGAGATAGTGTTAATAGGTTAGCAGAATTAGTAAGTTATACTCCAAAGCGTAATACTGCATCACAAGGTTATATTAAAGTACAAAGCATAAGCACTACTGAAGGTGTAATTGACTTTACTGGAGTGAATCTTTCAAATATTACAGTCAATTGGAACGATACAACAAATACAAACTGGTTAGAACAGTTTACAGTAATTGTAAATGCAGCCTTAGACAACAGTCAGCGTTTTGGTCGCCCTGGAAACAGCCAAACTATATTAGGCGTACAAACTGATGAATATGCAATTAATTTATTACAAGGCTTTTTGCCAGTAATACCTTTCCAAAGCATAGTGAATGGTACTGAAATGGGTTTTGAGGCAGTGTGTGCAACGTCATTGGATAAAACTTACGTGTACGAGCCATCGCCTGCTCCAAACGGTGCATTCAATATATTATATAGAAACGATAAGCAAGGTTATGCCAGTGCTAATACAGGTTACTTCTTCTTGTTCAAGCAAGGTAGTTTACAAGACTTAAATTTTAACTTAGGCGAACGCATATCAAATCGTGTTGTAAATGTTAATATTGAAGGTATTAATAATGAAGACACATGGTTGTATCAACTGGATGCCAATGGTAATATTACAAACGAATGGGACTATGTTGAAAATATTTACACAGGAGCAGTAGAAGAACTGACTCCAGAACAACGTAGATACTTTAGTATTACGTCAAGGACAAACGATCAAATTAATTTAAACTTTGGTGACGGAGTGTTTAGTAGCATACCCGTCGGAAGTTTTAGAACTTATGTACGTGCATCAAACGGATTAAGCTATATTATTAATCCAGACGAAATGCAGAACGTTACGATTGCAATTGGATATGTAAGTCGTACTGGCAGGAATGAAACATTAACACTTACATGTGCTTTAACACAACCAGTAAGCAATGCTGCAAACAGAGAAAACATAAACGATATCAAGCAACGTGCACCAGCAAGATATTATACACAAAATAGAATGGTGAACGGTGAAGACTACAATAATTTTCCATATACACTTTATTCAACTATAATCAAGTCCAAAGCTCTTAATAGAAGTTCAATTGGTACTAGTAGATACTTGGATCTTGTTGATATCACTGGAAAATATTCAAGCACAAATATTTTTGCATCAGATGGATTGATATACGAAAATACTGCGGTTCCTAGTTTTACATTTACATATGTTGATCAAAACGATATTACAGATGTTATTGTAAACCAGGTAGAACCTGTACTAGCAAGTCGTGGTATGCAAGAATTTTACTATGAAAACTTTACACGTCCAGATCTGACTGTGTTAAATTTAAATTGGAGTCAAAGTACTACCAGTAATAATGAAACCACTGGCTTCTTTAGATTTACAGCAAGTGGAGCACCAGCTCCTGTTGGATCATCTGCAAGTGATAATAAAAAATATATTGCCAATGGTGGACTTATAAAATTTACACCGCCAGCAGGTCAATACTTTACTGCAACCAATAGATTAGCAGTTGGATCGCCAACGTTACCCGGCGATAAGATGATATTATGGGCAACTGTAACTGCATTAGAACTAGATGGTACTAACCAAGGTGTCGGAAACAATAGCGACGGCACTGGACCAGTAACACTTAATAATTTTATTCCAACAAATGCAATACCAACTGAAGTAATTCCAAACTTTGTAACTGATTTACCAGTTGCTATTGAAACAACAATGCGTGAAAACATTGAACTTTACAGAGACTTTGGATTAGGCTATAACAACTTAACAGGTACTTGGTATATTATTACAAGCACAAACTTGAACCCAGCAATAACATTTAGTCTTACAAATGCACAAAACACAACAGGTACAGGTTTAGACAACAGTTGGTTAGTTGTATTTGAAACTGACGGTGTAACATATACTGTTAGCTCAAGAAGCCTGCAAAGATTTTGGGCTAGTGTATTAGAAACACGTTTCTTTTATGACGGTACGCAAAAAGTATATGATCCAAAAACAGGAACAGTAATTAACGACTTTATTAATGTTCTTAAAACAAATAATTTACCAGATTCAAGTGCTACGCTTAATAGCGATGAAGTACTAGATATTATTGATCAACCGGTTGAAACAGATGGTTTTGTAGATGACTTTAGAGTAAGAATAAGTTACAAAGATTCAGACAATGATGGCATACCTGACAACCCAGATTACTTCCAAACACTAGTTGCACCATTGGTAAATCCAACCACAAAACAAGTTTACTTGCAACAAACAGTTGACTTTGATAATTTGGAAAGATACTTGCCTCTTGCCGCAGGAGTAGTTATAGGAGCACTTGCAACAAAAGCAGCTATTGAATTAGTCAAAAGCGAATATCCTGATAAGCAGGTATTTTATGCATACACTGACAAGATTTTTTATCAACTGTCCGTTGATTATGAAGGTGTGAGAACTATTGCAGTGGTTACAGGTTATCAAACATATGTCGGTAGACAAGGATTGTATTTTCAATACAGGCATAATGCTCCTCTTAACAGACGTATTGATCCAGGAACAACAAATATAATCGATATATATTTGATTACACAGTCTTATTACATAGCGTATCAGAACTATATCAGAGATAGCACAGGCACAGTTACCGAACCTAAGAAGCCTACTATTGACGAACTTACAACAAGTTATAGTACATTAGATGAATATAAGATGATTAGCGATAACATTATTCTTAACAGTGTAACGTTTAAGCCACTGTTTGGAACCAAGTCAGCAGTTGAGTTACGTGCAACAATTAAATGTGTTAAGAACACTGCCAGCACTGCAAGTGTAAGCGAAATTAAAAGTCAAGTTGTAAGTGCAATGAACACCTATTTTACCATTGACAATTGGGACTTTGGTGATACATTCTTTTTTAGTGAACTAAGTGCTTATCTACATGACAGATTAGGCAGTATTATTAGTTCAGTAGTGCTTGTGCCAACTGACCCACTAAAAAGTTTTGGAGACTTGTACGAGATACGTTCACAAGCAAACGAAATATTTGTTAATGCCGCTACAGTTAATGATGTCCAAATAATTGATGCACTCACTGGTAGTCAATTACGTACTGCACCAAATAGTGGAGTAGTTTAAACTATGGCTAACCGCATACGTTCTGAACAGTTTTTACCAGAAATACTACAAACACCCGCAAATAAGCAGTTGCTTCGTAGTACACTTGATCAACTTACACAAAATCCAAAGTTAAAACCAACTGAAGGATACATTGGACGTAAGATTGGGCCTGGTGTAACTGCATCTGACAGTTATGTATTAGAGCCCACACAGATAAGAACAGATTACCAGTTAGAGCCTGGAGTTGTGCAAACAAAAGATAAAAGCTCTGAACTAGTAAACACAATAACCTATCCTGGTATTATCGACAGTTTAAATCTTCAAGGTGCTAATACAACACGTAATGATAGACTATTTGATAGCGAATACTATAGTTTTGATCCGTTTGTTGATTTTGACAAATACGTGAACTTTGGACAATACTATTGGGTACCAGCAGGACCAGACAGTGTTAGTGTATTTGCAAATGCAATTCCAATACGTGCAACATATGACGTGAAGTATGTGAACACTGGATTTACGTTTAGCACTTTACAAGGAACATTACCAACTATTTCACTAGCAAGGCAAGGTGAATACAAGTTTGATGTAACTGATTTAGGACGTAATTTTTGGATACAGAGTCAACCAGGAACAAGTGGCGTATTAAGACAACAACCTAATCAAAGTTCTCGAGATGTACTAGGTGTTGTGAACAACGGAGATGATGTTGGGACAATAACATTTTCAGTTCCAAGCAAAACTGCACAGAATTTTTTCTTTACACTTGCTGATATCGGAAGTACAGATTTATTAGAAGACACACTACAGTTTAATCAAATTAACGGACAGTTTGTTGATGTATTCAATGACGCAAACGGCGGCATCGATGGAATAACCGACCTTGACGGTAGAACACTTATAATCACAACAGATACAGATGTTGGTTGGGAAGTATTAACGCCTTTTGATGATACACTATTTGACCAAGACAACCCAGGTATACCAAATGCCGGCTTTGATAACAGTGTAGCGTTAGCAACCGATCCAGAGCGTTATGTACAATGGAGGATTAATTACAATTATGCAAATCCACTGCGTCCATTTATAGAACTTACTAAAGTACAAGACGTTGCTAATTTAAGCAAAAGTCTTATTAACTATGGTACAGACTATGCAGGTGTAACTTTTTATAAAAACGCCGATGGTTTGTTTGAGAGACAACCTCTCATTACTGCAAACTTAGATCTTCTTTATTATCAGGATCAAAGTGATGCACTAAATTTTGGTATTATACGTTTAGTTGACCAAGAAAATATTTCAGATTTAAATGTTGATGCCGATATAGTAGGAAAGAAAAATTTTACATCACCAAACGGTGTTGTTTTTACAAACGGACTGAAAGTTGAATTTACAGGTGCTATTGTGCCTAGTTCATACGAAGGCAATCAATACTATGTTGAAGGAGTAGGTACTGCAATCGAGCTACTACCAGTGACTAATTTTGTAACACCCGAAACTTATACTGTAAGTGCTGGTGTTCCGTTTGATAGTATACCATTTGACGTTGGCGGCTTTGATGCAACTGCTAATGCTCCTACGTCACAAGATTACATGACAATAAACAGAGCAAGTCTGGATATTAATGCATGGACCAGAGGCAACAGATGGTTTCATATAGATGTATTGACTCAAACTGCTAATTATAATAACGTATCTTTGGTTATAGACAATGGTGCAAGAGCAAAGCGTCCTATACTTGAATACAGAAAAAGTTTAAAACTATTCAACTATGGTATACAAGCAACTGCTCCAATTGACATAATTGATTTTAGCCAACAGAATGCATTTCAAAATGTTAACGGAAGCATTGGATATAGTGTTGACGGCTATAATTTAATAGCAGGTTCGAGAATAATATTTGCAGCTGATCTTGATCCTCAAGTAGCAAATAAAATTTATACTGTAAATTTTGTAGACTTTGAAGACAGCAGTGTTAAAACTATTGATCTACAGGCTGCAAGTTTAACCTCTCCAGAAGAGCCAGTTAATACAAATGTTGTTGTGCTTAGTGGCACAACTGAACAAGGCAAGAGTTATTGGTTTAACGGCACAACATGGTTAGCTGGGCAACAAAAAACAGACGTTAATCAGCCACCATTGTTTGATGTATATGATGCTAACGGTTATAGTTTAAGCGATACAACTGTATATCCTAGTACTACATTTGTAGGAACTAAGTTATTCAGTTATGCAGTCGGAACTGGTGTGACTGATAGCGTTATTGACCAGCCCTTGAAGTATCTTACAATCAGTAACGTTGGTGATATTGTTTTTGACAACAACTTATATATTGATAAATTTACATACGTAAGCGGAACAACCAGTAGTACGCAAAATATTGACACTGGTATAATAAGACAGTATAATACAATAACATCGTTTGATAAATTGCTTGGTTGGCAAACACATTTTGACACAAATGTACAACGCCAGAGTTTTACATTTGATTATGCAGGTAGCTCGTTGGTACTTGATATACCAGTAATTACTGACACTAGTAAAATTCCAGTAAAAGTTTTTGTAGAAGGACAATTTGTCCTTCCGTCGACATACAACTATATTACAAATGCTGATAACGTCACAGTTGTAACATTTAATACTAACATAGTCGGTCAGCCAGCAACACAACCTGCAATCGGTGCAGTAGTTGAAGTACAAGTGATAAGCGAAAGTGCAAGTACAATAGGATTTTATACTATTCCTAGTAACTTAGAATCAAACGCTATGAACAAGAATAGCAATGGTTTTACACTTGGAACAGTACGTACACATTACGAAACTATTTGTCAAAACTTAGAAAGCTTCTCAGGAAAGATACACGGAGCAAATAATGTACGTGATCTTGGTAACATTATACCGTTTGGTAACCTAATACTGCAACAGAGTGCTCCTCTTACAATGGTTACTCCTTTTATCACTGGGCGAGAGTTTGAATTTTTTCGTGCATTAGAATTTAACAGTCAAGAATATTCAAAAACAAAAAATAAAATACTAGATTTTGTTTCAAATAACGATTGGGAAGGAAAGACCACTGCGACTATACTTGACACAACACTGTTATCTATAAATGCAGGTAAAAATGCAGATGCACCATTTTATTGGACAGATGCATTGCCAAGCGGAAACGATTTTGAAACCACCACGTATACCTTTAGCCCGATATCAACTTATGTCTTTGACACATTATACAGTTATAATTTTACAAGTGCTAATTATCAAGGAATTTTAGTGTACCTTACTCCTAAAGCAACCGGAGTACAAACTATTTTAGTTGGCGACGGCGAACAGTATACTGTTGCAACTGATGGGCCAAGAATAACAATTAACAACGATAAAGTTACACTGGCTAACGACGATATTATCACAATACGAGAATATACTTTCACTTATGGTAGTTATGTGCCAGCAACTCCTAGTATGATGGGAATGTACCCAGTATACTTGCCATATAGTTTCTTAGATAACACGTACCAAACTCCTACTACTGTAATACAAGGACATGATGGTAGTTTAACTGTTGCATTTCCAACAGGCGATTTTAGAAACGATGTACTACTTGAATTTGAAAAGCGTGTATACAATAATATAAAAATTAATACCTATGAAAAATACGATCCACCGTTGAGAGCAAGTGATGTGATTCCCGGACAGTTCAGAACAACTGCTTATACACTGACTGAGATTAACGATATATTAAATGTAAGTTTTCTTGCATGGGTCGGTGCAAACCGTGTGCCGTATAAAGATCAAACATATGATGCTGATGATCAGTTTACATGGAATTATTCAGCAAGTGAGAATCGTTTAGATGGTGATCCTCTCCTTGGATTCTGGAGAGGCATATACTTTGACTTGTATGACACTGATAGTCCTCACACACGTCCTTGGGAAATGGTCGGACTTAGTATAGAACCAAGTTGGTGGACTATTAGGTACGGACCTGCACCTTATACAAGTGGCAACACAGTATTGTGGGACGATTTGTCAAAAGGTATTATTTCATATCCGACAGGCAACGTAATAGTTAAAGAATTTATACGCCCAGAGCTACTTGATTGTTTACCAACTGATTCGCAAGGAAATCTTGTATCACCTATGCAAAGCATTGTTGGCAGCTATGATCAAAACAGTTTTGTAAGAAGTTGGGTAGCAGGAGACTATGCTCCTACACAAACTGCTTGGAGAAGAAGCAGTTACTATCCATTTGCAATACAAAGACTACTCGCACTAACAGAGTCAGCAAAGTTCTTTAGTTTATTTTCTGATAGAGACCTTTACAAATACAATACGGATTATAATCAATACTTGTTTAACGACAGATTTAGAATTGATCCTGCACAACTTACAATATACGGCAACGGCACAAGTAAAAATAGTTACATTAATTATGTGGTTGATTACAACAGAGTTACAGGTTTAGATAGTACAGTCGCAGTGAAACAACGCTTGTCCAACTTAGACATACGTTTATGTTATAGGATGGCATGTTTTAGCGATAAGTCATACTTGAAAATATTTTCTGAAAAGAGTTCACCAAATAGTTTAAACAGTAGTTTGTTATTGCCTGATGAGAGTTATCAGTTGTTTTTATATAGCAATCCTAGTTTTGCAGAAATACATTATTCTGCGGTAACAGTACAGAGAACGTCTACAGGATATGCAGTGGCAGGTTACTCAACCACAAAACCTTATTTTGAGATATTGCAAAGTCAACCTACTGGTAAGTTTACCACTATTAACGTAAACGGACAAACTAGCAGAATAAACAATTCCTATACACAGAATGTAGTACAGGTACCGTATGGATATGTGTTTACGAGTTCAAACGCAGTAGTTGACTTTCTTAACAGTTACGGAGCGTTTCTCGATAAGCAAGGACTTACGTTTAATAGTCAAATAAATGATACTATAGTTAACTGGAAACAGATGTCAGAAGAGTTTTTATACTGGGTAGGACAAAGTTGGACAGTAGGCAGTTTAATTAATTTAAATCCAGGTGCCGATGTACTGAAAATCGAAAGACCATTTTCAGTTGTAGAGAGTTTGCAGAACGAAAATATAAACGATATTATGCTTGATCAAAACTTTGAGCCACTGTTTGGCAAAGATTATGCAGTTGAAAGATTAGACAATGAACTTAAACTTGTAGGACTTAATAACCAAACGTTTAGTTTCCTTAATGCAAGATTTACCTCATACGAACATATAATAGTATTTGATAATACAAGTATTTTTAACGATTTAATTTACAACCCAACTACTGGGGCAAGACAAAACAGACTATTGCTTAACGGTAATACTGTGTTTGATTGGAACGGTACACTTGATGCACAAGGATTTATTCTAAATCAGAATAATATCGAAGAATGGGTAGCAAATGTCGCATACACCAAAGGGCAAATAGTACTTTATAAAGAAGCATATTGGAGTGCTACTAGATTACTCGCACCAAGCGAAACATTTGTGTTTGCGGATTGGATAAAGAGTGACTTCGATAGAATACAAACAGGACTGTTACCAAACTTAGCAACCAAGGCTGACGCTCTTAGAGAAAACTACGATATACATACTGCTAACTTAGAAAGTGATGCAACACTACTTGGCCTAGGACTTATTGGTTTCCGTCCAAGACAGTATATGCAAAACTTAAACTTAGATGATATCTCACAAGCAGGATTGTACAGTCAGTTCTTAGGAACCAAAGGAACACTTGGTGCTGCAGAACAATTTAAAAGTGCTAATCTTGGCAAAGAAGAAGCAGAATACGAAATACGAGAAAACTGGGCAATACAACGTGGTATCTATGGAGCAAACGCTAACCGAAGTTACTTTGAATTAAGATTAGATGAAAGTAAACTTCTTGGAAATCCTAGTACTGTTGCAGTGGTTGATCCGGGCGATATCACAACTGCAAACCAACAAATACTTGTTGATAATATATGGAAGCAAAGTTATAAGATCACTAATAAAAATATATTACCCACAGTTGGCACAATACCTGATGACATAGCTCTTCCGACTGCTGGTTATGTAAACTTTGATGACGTAGACATTAAGGTGTTTAACTTTGATGACCTAAGTAATATTGTTGCTAACCTGGATCAGATTGCTATTGGAACCAACATATGGGTAGCAAAAGCAAATCCATATGACTGGAATATATACAGAAACAACTTAGTAAACGCAACTATAACAACAGTTGTTGATAACCTAAACGGTACAAGCACATTAACTTTTAATACTAATCACGGGTTGCTTATAGGCAGTAGAATTGTAATAAAATACTTTGACGCAAGTGTTGATGGTGCTTATACTATTGCAAGTGTTCCGAGTTTACAGACCATTACCATTGCACTTAGTTTACCAGGAGAAGTAACTTCGGTTACAGGCATAGGGTTAGTGTTTATACTTGAAACTGTCCGCGTTGCACAAGCAAGTGATGTTGCAGGATTAAGTTTTGCAAATAACATTGTCTCTGGTAACCAAGCATGGGTAGATGATTATGGTGATGGCAAGTGGGCAGTACTACAAAAAATAAATCCATTTGGTTCCCCAACAGAAATTGATGCCGATACACCTATACTGAATGATTTATTTGGAACTAGTGTAGAACAAGGCCTAATTGGGCAAGGATTAGCAATCGGTGCACCAGGATATGCTAGTGGCAAAGGCGGTATATATTGTTACAACAAGTCAGACACAAACACATATAAAGAAAATACAATTATGACACCTACTGCAGCTGGGTTTGTAGGGACAGGTACTAGTTTAAGTGTAGGTAATACTGAACGCTTAGTTGCAGGAGCTCCTGCTAGTGATAGCAGTAAAGGTTATGCAGTTGGTATTAGACGAAATAGTTCTAATGGAGAATACACACAAACACAGTTGTTTAATACAGGAACAAATGATGTTGACAACTTTGGAAGAGATATTGCAGTCAGTGATGATGAACGTTGGTTATACATAAGTGCTCCGACAGCCACTACTAGTGGTGATTATGTATGGGCCTATCAGCAAGTTGGTGTACAGAGTCAAACACTTAACTTTACAGGTGACGGTACTACTAGAGATTTTATTATTACAGGTACTATTGTTGTAAGTGCAGTTAATGCAACTGCACAGACACAACTCGGAGTTACAAGAAATAATATTTCACAAACTGCAGGTAGTGGTTATACAGTACAAACTTCTGGTACCAATCAAGTAGTAAGATTTGCAACTGCACCTAACGAAAACGATACAATTAGAATTACAAGATTACAAGGTGTAACATATCTACCAACTGTAAGTACAACTGCTTTTAGTACTGCAACAGTTCATTCAGTAACTGATATCTATAGTTTTTCAGTATATTACAACGGATCGTTGCTACGTCCAATATTTGATTATACATTTACAGGTGATACTGTAACGTTACTTGTTGCAATTAGCAGTGGTAACTTACTAATCGATGCAAAAACATATTGGGATTTTGTAAAAACTATTAAAACAGGTGGCAGTGTTGGTGACTTGCCTGGACAGAGTATTTCAACTACAACCGACGGTAGACATGTGATTATTGGAGCTCCTGGAGCCGAGGTCACTGTTGGATCAACTACTACAACTGATGCAGGTAAAGTATACATTTACGATAGAAGTGTAGAACGTTTCCAAGTTACAACTGCATCAACAACCACACAAAATTTTACCACTGTAGATACACCAGAAGGCACACCTGCAGTCACAGTAAACGGAACGTACCTAATACCAACTGCACAAAATAATAATGCAGAATTTAGTTTTAGCGGAACCACTACAACAATTGGTACTGCTACTAATCCTTACACACTTAACATTGGCGATATTGTAGAAATTGAAACCAATAACTTTAGATTAGTGCAAACAATCAACTCATCAACAGTTGGTACTAATTATAAGTTTGGTCAAGCAGTAGACATGTGCTCAACTAATTGTAGCCTTTATATTTCTGAACCAAACGATAGTACAATATCTCCAGAAGGCGGAAGTGTAGACAGATGGATTAATCAAAGCAGACTGTTTGGTACTATTACAGGAACTGTAACTAATCCTGTATTAACTGCAACAGATAGCATTAGAATTAACAACTACTATGTAACACTTAGTGGAACAACAGTTGCTAGTTTAGTAACAGATATTACCACTGCTGACTTACCAAACATTAAAGCGACTGAAGTTAGTGGTGCATTACAAATTACACTTGTTGATATACAAGCTGGTGAAGCATTTATTAAACTACAAGTGGCACCTGGGCTAGGAACTGCGTTTGCAGATCTTGGACTAGCACCTATTGTGTTTGCACAGACAATAATAGCACCGATACCTCAAGAATACGGACACTTTGGTCAGACCATAAAAATTGATAGCACTGCAACTACATTGGTTGTAGGAGCTCCCGACGCAACCGCAAACTTGCCAACAACATTTGATAGCGGAACAACAGGATTGCCAACAACTTACTTTGACTCAAGAAGCACACAATTAATTGATCCTCTTGATGAGTCGGGTGTTGTTTACACATATAATTATTTGAGCAGTGCAAATGCCAGTGCAACCAATCCAGGAAAGTTTGCATTTGGGCAACAGATCTATGATACTAGCATGGTGAGCTTTGATAAGTTTGGTAGTGCAGTAGATTTCTTTGATGGAGTACTATTAGTAGGAGCTCCAAACGATGATCTAAATGACAGTTCGGGAGACTACGGAAGAGTCACACAACTTGTCAATGCGAATAAAGAAAGTGCGTGGAAGATTGTTTATAACGAACAACCAATGGTTGACAGTAGGCTTCTCAATAGTGTATTCACTTATAGCAAAGTAAACAACGAAGTTGACACATATTTAGATTTTATTGATCCGCTACAAGGTAAAATACTTGGAGCCGCAAGTGCAAACATAAACTATCAAGGCGGAATTGATCCAGCTGCATATAACACAGGAACAGTGAACAATTTTGGTTCGCAATGGAGAGATGAACACTTAGGTGAGTTTTGGTGGGATTTATCTACAGTAAGGTTTATAGATTATCATCAGGACACAATAGAATATAAAGCAAGGCGTTGGGGACAACTGTTTCCAGGTTCTTCGGTTGATGTATATCAATGGACTAAGAATACTGTGGCACCAAGTGCATATGTAGGCGAAGGCACAGTTTACACAGAAGACAGTTATGTAGTAACTAGTGAGCTTGACAGTGCAGGAACTTTCGTAACAAACTACTACTACTGGGTTAAAGGCTTAACTATTGTACCTGGCAATAAAACACTTAGTTCAAATGCAATTACACAATATATCACAGATCCAAGATCAAGCGGAGTGTCATATAGTGCGGCATTAAGCCAAAGTACAATCGGACTGTATAATGTGCGTACTCAGTTGGTTGCTACTGACACAATACTACATGTGGAGTTTGATAAACTACAAAATACAGATGCAGTCCATAGCGAATATGACTTAATAACACAGAACGATCCAAATAGTTTCCTCGGAACAGGACTTTACAGAAAGTTCCTGGACAGCTATTGTGGAGTTGATACACTGGGTAACAACGTTCCTGATCCAACATTAAGTCCTGCAGACAAGTACGGACCTTATTTTAGACCAAGACAAAGTTTCTTTGTAAACAGATTTCTCGCACTTGAAAATTATTTAAAACGTGCAAATAGGATTATGAAACTATATCCTATTACTGATAATAAAACTTTTAAATTACTAAACAGCGAAGATCCAGAACCAACAAGTGCTAGTGGGTTATGGGACAAACGTCTGTTAACTTATGCTGAATTAACCTACCAAGATCTTAGACAGGTTGCAGTCGGTTATAACTATCTGGTTGCAAGTGATAGTACACAAGAAGGGTTATGGACAATCTATACAGTCCTTGCTGGTCCTAAACTTCAACTTGCAAGAGTACAAAACTACGATACAAAACTATATTGGAGTTACGTTGACTGGAATGGTATAAACGCTGATAAGTCAACTTATAGCAATGCAAACGCTAGTACCTACGAAGTGGCTGTTTATAGTAATTTACTTGCTTTAGAAAATGTATTAGATGGCGAGTGGGCAACGGTTTTGGCAAACAGTTTTGCAAAGAAGGAAGTATATCAGTATAGTACAACAACAGGTGAATGGACAAGAGTTTTCTTAGAAGACGGTACAATCGCAATAGACGAAACTATTTGGGATTACACAGTAGGTAACTTTGGTTGGGACGTTGAAGTATTCGATGCACAAAGATTTGCACAGGCTCCTGATGTTGAGACAAGACAAATACTAAAAGCATTGAACGAAGAAATATTTACAAACGAATTAAAAATCTTTAGAAACGAACTATTGATATTAACATTTGAATTTATTATGAGCGAACAATCAGCTCCAGACTGGCTTATTAAAACATCGTTGATTGATGTAAACCATAAAATACGTGACCTTATTGAGTATCCAATTTTTAGAAGAGATAATCAAGACTTTGTTAGCCAGTATATACAAGAAGTAAAGCCGTACCATGTACAAGTTAGAGAGTTCAACTTACGCTACGAAGGCGAAGACACTTACAACGGCAGTCTAACAGACTTTGATCTGCCTGCATACTATGATGCAAAACTAAATCAATTTGTTTCACCAATACTTGATGATACTAAATTTCCAAAATCATTAAGTGCAGTGCCAAGCACCTCTAGTATTTGGGCTACGTTTCCTTGGAGCCAATGGTACAATAATTATAAACTTGCAATCAAAAGCGTGACTGTGCTTCAAGGCGGATCTGGTTATACAGTACCGCCGCAAGTAGTTGTCACAGGCGATGCGATCACACAAGCAACATTTACATCAACTGTAAACACTGCTGGTGTTCTAACAGGTATAACAGTGGTAACAACTGGAAGCGGTTACTCAACAACACCAACACTTACAATATCAGGCGGAAACGGTACTGGTGGAACGGCAGTTGTGGTTCTAGAACCTCAACAGGTACGTGACTTTACAACTACGGTAAAATATGACAGAATAACATACACCAGTCAAGTGAAGGATTGGACTGCAAGTACAGTCTATACTGCTGGACAATTAATTAGATATCCAGTACCTACATTGGGTGTAGTAAATGTAAGTTTACCACAAGTTTACACTGTAAACACTAACTTTACAAGTGGTACTATATTTGATCCTGAGAATTATACAAAGGTCGACCAGTCAACACTCGATGGTGCAGATAGAACTATCGGCTTATACACACCAGAACCAAATGAGCCAGGACGTGAATTAGCACAAGTAATGACAGGTATAGACTATCCTGGAGTACAGGTTGACGCACCTGACTTCAATGAGAATACTGGCTTTGATATTGGAAACTTTGATACAACACCATTTGATAATATTGACTTTGGTCCAGAAGGATTACCAACTTATGATCCTGCTATACTTGATGTTATATATGAAAGTTCATTTACTGACACTTACTTGGGTACACGTTCAACAGATATAAACATAGTTGGTGGTGCATTTATAGACACATACAGTTCGCATGCTCCAGAAGAACTAGTTCCTGGAAGTGAATTTGACACACTTGATCTAAAAGTTTTTACTCGTCCAGGAAGCGATTGGAACGCAGACGGACACGGATTTGGCATAGCAACAATAAACGTTGTATTTGCTGGAGCTGGGACAACACTAGATTTCACAAGTGCAATACTACATCCAGTTGGAATTGAAGTAATTGATATTACAAGTGGTCAAAGTATTGCAAACACTGCCTATACAATAAATTGGGTCATAAAAGTTGTAACACTTGGTGCAAGTATGCCATCAGGTGTTGGAGACAACATAGGAGTTAGGGTATACGGCTTAGGCGGTGGATCACAAATATACAAAGAAAGTATTGTAGGAACAGAGATTGTTGACAACGTAGCAACTATTCCAGTTGTGTTCACACAGATCAATCAGATGGTAATATTTGTAAACGGTATAGTAATTACTGATTATGCATTTGCCGCTGACACTACAGGTTTTAAAACTGATGTTACATTTACAAGCAGTTATGGTGCTAGTGACTGGATTACTTTTGGAGTCCTTGGTACAACGACACCGACACAGTATTCATGGAGTACACCTTTAGTACAGTATATGACATATGATGGATCTAGTTTACTAGATCAACTTACAAACAGTTTAGGTGGCACTAATGGAGCCAATCTAATAGTACAACGCGAAGGACTAAGACTACGTCCACCGGAAGGTATCGAATACACCGGAGATGGTTCAAGTGCTGGTCCGTACTATATCAGTACCACAGGTATAAGCAATCAAGCACTTGTATCACCAGCAGATATGCTAGTGTATGTTGATAACGTTAAACAAGCTCTTGCAGTAGATTATAATTTAAGTGCATGGGACGGTTCAAGCAATAGGTACATAGAATTTACAACCGGCGGTATGCCGCCTGCTAATAGCGATATTAAGATTTTTACAACAACCGAAGCAGACTATATACTACTTGGTGATCAAATTGACCTGCGTGTAAGTGCAGCCGCTAACGCTCAGTTTGCAGTATACACATTTAATGATACTGCTCAGCAAAATCTACTAACAAAAGTTTTTGTAGGTCCAACTACAACTGGAGTCACAACTGGAGACGGATACGACGAAGTGCCATATGATAGTGCCGCTTTTGACAGAACAATCGGAACAACTATTGATACCAATAACTTTGCATTAGGAAGACTAGTTACAAGTCCTGAAAGGTTAATAGTAACACTAAATGGTCTTTATATTAGTACTGCCGAGTACGATCTTACAACAAATGCAAGTAACCTAACTACTCTAGTGCTTGATAGAAATGTAATTAATGCCGCAGACGTACTTGTAGTAACTATGTTCACAAACACTGTTGTGCCTAATAGTCTGAATTTTAGGATATTCCAAGATATGCTTGGTAATCAGAAATTACTACGTTTGAACACAAAGAACACAACACAACTTACAAAAGAACTTGCAGTTGATGACGTAGAAATACATGTATTAGATGCTTCTAAATTAAGTGAACCAAATTTAGAAAATAATATCTTTGGACAACTTACGGTCGGAGCAGAAAGAATTACATATAGAGTTAGAGATGTACCTAACAACACAGTAAGTGACCTGCGAAGAGGAACTGCAGGAACTGGAGTCTATGTACATGCTAAAGGCGATAGTGTAAGCGATGTAGGCCCAGGAGAGCAGTTGCCTGCAACATATCAACAGAAAACAACAACAGATAAAACAAATTACGGTGATGGTACAACAACAAGATTTACAACTTCAATCATAGTACCAACTGGATTAGATAGTACTGAATTGAGCGAATCAATAACAGTTACAGTAGCCGGCACAGTGCTTGTACCAGAAACAGATTATACTATAACTGGAACCGATACAACATTTACAGAAGTAACACTAACAACTGCACCAGCAGTAAACGTTGAAGTTTGGTTTAGCCAAGTTACTGCTAACGTAATGTATGCACAAGGAACAAATACTGCAAGTAATGGAATAGCATTACAAGATCAGACTACTCCAGCAGTGCTATTTCTTAAGAGTTAAAACCGTGGTTGTTGAGTAAGGTAAATACAGTATGGAACAAGAAACAAACAATGAGGCCATAGTGGATCAAGAAGAAGAAAAACGTCCCAATGAAAGCGGTCAACTTGCTA